ATCTGCCTGTTACAGTCCCGCCGCTATCACCACGTAACTGGTTTATCTCTGCATGTATTCTACCATTGGCTGAATATTTTAATATTGTATCTATAAATGTTGTGTGAGCTTTGTTAATCTCTCTTGCTTTTGCTATGGCCTGCACGATTTTATGAGGGTGATTCGCTAAAAAGTTTTTTGTAAAACTAGGAGCCCCTGTTTTTACAGTTCTTTCGTATGGTAAACCAAGCTTATCAAACACTTTTGCAATAGATCTCGCAGCCCAGATTTGAACTTCTTGTTTGGTTTCAGAATAGATGGCACCTAGTAATCTATTCTCCTCTTCAACCATATTTTGCTTTTCTCTAGCTGCTCTATCTTTATCTACACGCACACCTAAGAATCTCATGTCAACAAGAACAGGAAACAATTTTGTTTCCATATTAAATATATCTTCAATGTCCTGGTGTAATATTTCTTTTTTAAATTCTTGCCATAACTCCAGTGTAAGTTGGGCGTCACGCTCCGCGTAAGCTCCAACATACATAGCTGGTAGTTTATACATTTCTGCTTTTGGATCCACACCCCAAGACTTTGCAGTTTCTTGTAATACATTTTCATCTTTACCTTTGCCTAAATAATCTCTAGACAAACCATTTAAATCATATCTAAATCTATTTTCATTAACTAGTGATGCAGCTATCATGGTATCTACAATTTGTCCTTTTACATTTATACCAAGAGCTCTTAACCAACAGATATCATACATTGCGTTGTGAAATATCTTCGTGGAGTCTGTGTTCATCTGGTCTTGTAACCATTTTAAAACCATCTTACGATCCATGTTACCACCACCTTCGTGTGCAATGGGATAATATGCACACCAATCGTGTGTAGCTAATGATATACCAACCACATCGCCCACACCTACAACAGAACCAGATCCCATTCTTTCGTTTAGATTCGGATCTTTTGTTTCTAAGTCTACAGCTATCTCATCGTATTTACCTAGATCAGGAAAGTCTGTTGGTGGTATCCACTCTGTTTGTGGTTTAAATATCATTTTCATGTTTACATTCTCCTGCTATTGCCATGTATGCAGCTGCATCTACATAGGTGTCTGATGTTGGTTGACCAAACTTTGTTCGAGCTACTTTTAACAATGCCATCATGACAGCAGCATCGTGTGCCGTAATCTCTTTGTCTAAATAAGCTGTCCATAGTTTTGCTATGTTTGCGTGATTTACAATTTTATCGCCGTAAGTTTTTGCTCTAGGTCCAGCGATTAATTCTTTTGCTAGTTGTAATGCTTCTTCTGTTTTCATATTTTATATCCTTTATATATGTCCTTTGGTCTGATGACATGTAAATGATTTTTAGTTCTAGTTGCACCAACATAGAATAATCTATTTTCATCATCAGGATTTTGTTCGTAGTTTCTTTGTGTGTTTCTTGATAGATCTGTCAGGAGAACTACGTTATCCTGCTCACCACCTTTTGCACCGTGTATTGTAGATAAAGTAATTCTTGGTTTTGAATTTAACTTTTCACCATTCTCCCTCATCCTTCTTATATACCTTATTATTCTTTGCGGCGCATCATCAAAAGCTTCATACCAAATTTTATCCGTTTTTAACCAAAGTCTCTCTTGTAGGTTTGAAATTTTATATGTTGCATCTTTGTCTAAAAGTTTTAAAGAATTTTTTTCAAAGTGATTCGGTGACATATAGGATGCGATTCTATTAATTTGATCGTAGTTTATATCCACACCTTTACGGAGGTTTTCCCAATCAATTATAGCTTTGTACAAATCTTGTTCTCGATTCGTTTTGTACTTGTTCTCGTAGTACAACCCCTGTGAGTATAAGTGATTCTCTAAATCATTTAACATAAACTTGGTTCTAGCTAGGACTAGCCAATTACCTTGTTTCATGTTAATTTGTTCAAAATCATCGTGATATGAAAGTAATCCTCTTTGTGTTTTTGGTCGCCACTCTTTTGGTAGTCGCTTTTGTATCTTATTTACTATGCGTGATGCCACATCATGAACTACCTGCGGTATTCGGTATGACTGTGTCAACTGCACAATCTTTCCTGTCTGTGCTATAAAACTATCTACGTCTGCACCTGCCCATCTAAATATAGCTTGATCATCATCACCTGCTAAATACGTATGTTCTGTTTTATCCCATATCGATTTAGCCATACCCCATTGTGTTTGAGATAAGTCTTGTGCTTCGTCTATGAAAACTACATCGAATCGTGGTGATCTATCAGACTTAATAAATTCTGTAATCATGTCTGTAAAATCAATTAAGTTATAATCTTTCTTGTACTGATTTAAATCATGCACAAACTGTTTGAGTTGGTGTACCGTTATGTCTTGTGTATGTTCTTTTAAATTATATTGTTGTTCTGGTGTAATACCTCGTAGTTTAGCTAATTGTACAATTCGTAGTAAATCACTTTTAGTCGTAAATAATCCTGTGTGTTCATTATCATATTCATGATAATCAACAATAATACCCATCTTCTTACCTAGATCTTCGTAGTGTCTACGTTGCATAACTTCATCTTTACGTATGCCAAGCCTTCTAAACGCTAGTGAGTGCAGTGTTCTAAAATATGGTAGATCATCCTCTGATAGATTAAATTTAGACATGGCTCTGTCTCTTGCTTCATAAGCAGCTTTCTGTGTAAAAGAAAAATATCCTATTTTATCTGGATCAGTTTGTTTTAAATACTTATCTACTTCGTTTAGTAAAGTGGTGGTTTTTCCTGTGCCTGGTGGTCCTAGTACTATTGTTTTCATAATAAATGTGTCATTAGAATAGTTGCTATACAGATAACTGTAATAAGCGTAACGTCTTTCTTCAAAATGCGTCCTCCTTTTTAAATTTACGTTCTTTTATTTTTATTTGTTCTTTTTCAAATTGTTGTAATTTTATTACAGAAAGTTTCTTTTTACCTATATTCATTCTAACATGTTCACACCCACAATGTTCTAGCAGCCATAATATTGTTATGTCATATTTTTCTGTCCATTTATGTCTGTGTAAAAATTTATGATAAAAGTGTGTAAATATAAAATGATGGCTATTATCTTTATTCCAAACATTTCCTGATTCCATGTCCTCTTTTGTTGCGCCCTCTGCTGTTCTACTAGTGCAATAATTTTCTAAATGTTGTGCTAACTGTTCTAACTTTGTTGCACCAGTCGGTGCCTCTATAATTTCTGGATTGGACATTAACAGTGAAACCATATCTTTATAATCTTTTGGTTTAATCGTAGGTGGGAACTTATGTATTTGATTCATACACGCTCTAACAAAAAGTCTTTGTTCTTGCAGCTCCTCTGCTTTTAATTCTACTCTTTCACCATCTACATTTAATCTAAATATTTTTGGATCTAACTCCACAATCTGTAAATCAGATAGTTGCGGAAATAAACTTTGTGTGCCTATTCCATATTTTCTAGTTTTACATAATTGCTTATCACAATGGTTGCACATTGGTTCTTCTGTGCATTTAAAACCATAGTCTTTATTGTCTTTTCTAAATTTTGTTATTTCATCGTGTCTAAATGGATTCACGAAATGTTTGTAATTAAATTTATCTAGTTTATCAGCCCAACTATCAGGCCATTTCTTTTTTGCATAAACTCTGTATTGAAACATAACTCTGTCTCTACCATCATCTAATTTTTCTTTTGTTAGTGATTCGAGACAAGGTGGTCCATCATCAAACTCTGATGGTGGTCTTTGTATTTTTAAGTCTTGTAATTGTTTTGGTGAAAGAGCTCCAGATTTTATAGAATTTAAAAAAGCCGTAATTGTAACAGCTTGTCCGGACTTGTCATAACAATATCTTGTTGAATTTTTACAATTAAAGTATGGTAAATTTAGAAAATTTCCTGTATCATCTTGCGATTTTAATTCAATTTGTTTCGGAAATACCTCAGCATTACCAAACCCTAGCACAGCACTAACAGACATAAGTTTGTCTCTCATTAATTTTGCTGGAACATAATCTGTTGTAAATAAAAATATATGTGCACCACCACTTTTTGATCTACACACCCAAAGCGGTATTTTGTATTGATCGATTTTGTTTATAATTTCTTTGTGATTAAGAGTGTATTTATCTACGTCTATACATCCCCACCTACATTCATTGTCTTCGTTTATTGGGATGATTCCTAAACTAGGCTCAATACCATTAAGATGGTCCTCCCAATGTTTTTCAGTGACTACTTCTCTTTTAACAAAAGATTTACCTTTGACCTTTAGTCCATCGGCACCTTTCTTGTCTACATAAGTGCATCCGTGCGCACGCTTTAGTCCTGTAAATATCTTTCTAAAATCTTCCATAATTGTTTCGTAGGGGGCGGATCCAGTCTCCCATCACCGCCCCAGGTTCTTCCAATGGAAGTCTTTAATATGG